TTGTAGAATTTATTGTAGTTGTTGTACCATTAACTGTTAAATCTCCAGAAACAACTAAATCTTTATTAACTGTAACTGTGCCACCATCGCCATCACCAAGATTAATATTTGTAGTTGAACCAGCTGCACCGCCAGTACCAATGTTAATAGTTTTAGTATTACCAGAACCTACAGCACCAGTAGAAATATTTGTAGTAGAAGAAGCAGTGCTACCGTAACCAAGTGTTAAAGTAGTCGCACCAGCAAATGCCACTGGAGCAGTCGATGTAGCAAAGAAAGAAGTCGCACCACTAGTAGCATCAATTGCTGTTAAACCAGCCAAAGAAGTTGAAGTATCACCAAAAGAAACAGTTGTGCTACCGATAGTAATATTACCTGCAGCAAACTCAGGTGCAGTAGAAGCACCAGTTGATTTTAAGAATGTACCAGCTGCACCAGCAGCAACGAAGGTTGTTTGATTTGTATCTAATTGAATAATAAGATTACCAGCAGAACCACCAGCAATATTAGTTGCTGTTGTAGCTACAGTAGCAGTACCAACAACTAGTGAAGATTGAGCAGTCCAAGTTGGTGCAGATGCCCCAGCAGAGGTTAATACTTGACCAGAAGTACCAGCTGCACTAATGGCAAGAGCAGATGCACCTGAATAAACAACACCACCAGCCACAGCAGTAAGACTAGCATTAGTACCACCATAAGCAAGACCAACAGCAGTACCTTGCCACACAGAATTACTTGAAAGCGTTTTGTTTGTAAATGTTTGCGTACCTGCAAGAGTGGCAACAATCGCACCACCACCTGCAGTAGAACCATCATGTAGTCTTATTGTTTTTGCTTCAGTATCTACAGTGAGTTCAGCAATTGCGCCAGTAAACGCATTGTTCTGAGTAGTTGTTCCTCGTCTAAACTGTACTTGGGTTGCCATTTAAAATTTCCTCTAATTTTGTATATTTATGCTTGCGCTTCTGACCAGAATAAGTTTAAGTTAACTTCAGCAGAAGATGCAGAAAGATTGTTAATAACAACTGCCAAGACATCGGGACCATCTGGGAAGTTACTAAAGCCACCAATAGCAGAGTTAGATAGTTCTTTAAGAGTTGACAAGTCAATCTCAGCAAAGCCAGCTGGTGGACCAAGTGTGGAGAAAATCTGTTCTCCAGGAGTTGCAGTTGTAGTATTACTTGTAGAAATCTGAGCAAATGATGGTTGTGAACCCAATGCCACAGTATTAACTGATGACCAAGTTAGTGATGATGCATCAATGTTTCCTGGATTTAAGATACCATAAACTTGCACAGATTGATTTGATTGTAGTTGTAGCTTTTGTAAAAGTAATTGCGAGCGATTAATTAAGTCTCGATCACCAAATTGTCCTGCGATAGAATTTGAAACTGATGGCGCAAGTCTAATAAAGAATGCTGTTTTTGAAGCATTACCACCAACAGCAACTTTTAATTCTGCATAGTTAAAGTAGTAACCACGATCTGTATCAAATCCACCATCTAAGATGTATGATGATCCCCAGTGATTTAACTGTGGTGCTGCAGTGCAACTAATTAAAGTTACAGAAGTAAATCCATTATTTTTACTGTGTGTGGTTGCAGTACTACCAGTAAATGTTCTATTGGCTCCACCAATAAACATTGTAAAACTACCACCACGAGTACAACCAGTTAGTGTATTTCCAGTTTTACCAGTATAAGGAATAACTTCATTGCCGATTAATACTGTACCACCTGCAGCTGGAAATCTAGAAGCATCGAGTATATCAATGCTTGTTTCGCTATTATCTAAATCTTCATCTAGACGACCAATTACAGATTCGTTAATTGTTTGATAACGAACTGCAGTATTGCCTGTACGCATGTATGCTTCGTCATTAATATTATTCTGTTTCATGCGATGAACAAGTATCATATTACCATCTGGTCCACGACACATAAAGTCAACAAATCCTGCACCATACCATGAAAATGAAATACCCAACATTTGCATTTTGTTAAGATTCATATTGTAACCTGAAATACCAGTGCCATCTACTTTGTCAATATTAAATTCAGATTGTGGTACACGATTATCAATAACAGCTGCCATCTTAATACCAGATGAATTATTGACACCACGATATTCTGGATTAATAGTTAATGCAGTATCACTGGCGATACTACCAACTTTATAAGTCATACCACGAATAATAACATTATCGCCAACTTTTAATTGTTGTGTAAAACGAGTGCTCGTTCCAGTAACTGTTTGAGATGCTGCCGTTACTGCAATAAAACCAGAAAGTTGGAATGTACCAGATCTTTTAACAACTGCCAACTCCTGTCCATCATACTCCCAGAACAATCCGTTTTGATCATCAAATGGACCAACACGAACAGATGCTCCATGCCAATTCTTGACTGTCACACGAGGAATATTTGTAATAACTGCACTGGCAGAACCTAGAGCACCAGATGCAATAACTGTAAAGGTGTTTTCTCCAGTGATTGAATTAACACCATATGTTCCATTATATCCAGAAGTAACAACACCTGAAATAAGTACAGTTGCACCAACTTGTAGTGAATGATCTAATTCTGTAGTTACAGTAATTAAAGCACCAGCAGATGTTCCAGATGCAGAAATTTGATCAAGGTTAATAACAGGATTTAAAGAAACACCTGAAGACCAAAGAACACCTTTACCTGATTGATAACGCATGTACTTTTTAGTCTGGCGAGAAATCGATGCACCATGAGATGGTACAAAGTTAGACAATGTTACACCACCATCAAATGGGCGATGTAATACATAAGCATCTGAACGAGTAAACATTGACATAGTAATACCCGCAGAAGCAACTGCGCCACCAACACGAGCGGTAAATGTAAATGTTGTAGCACTTGGAACTGTTTCTGCAAGAAAGTTTCCAGTTAATAGCGAGTGATTTGTTCCGCTAGAAGACACAATACCAACTAGTGGAGCACCTGGAACTAGACCATGATTGGCAGAACAAGTTACTGTTATGATAGATGGATTTGCTTCATTAGATGATACTGAAGAAATTGGTAGTGAAGAGCCAGTATAAAAACCACCACGACGAGCATATGTAATACCAGTGAATAGAGACAATGCATTTGTGCCAACAATACCTTTAGCAAAGTATGTAAAAGTAGTTGATGTCGGAACACTGGCGATAACAAACGCACCTTCGGCACGACCCGATGTACTGGTATTACCAAGACCGTAAATAATAACAGCATCGTTTACTGATAATCCGTGTGCAACAGAAGTTGTTACGGTAATTGTTGATGGTGAAGCACCATTGGTTGTAACTCCAGACAAGAAAATATCAAGTCCAGGTTTTTCATAAATTCCAGGAACTCCACGAATCTCTGCATAGTTTTGCCACTTGGTTGTTTGTAAACCATATTCAAAGTCAGCATCAATTAATGACTGAGGATTTGAAATACGAATTCTTTCAATTGCATCTACACCAAAAGCATACGGACGAATAATATTGCCTTGTTGCTTTGGGGCATCTGTATAAACTGCTATCTTGTGTGTAGATAGCATTGAAGATGTATCTTTTGCTAATGTTACTGTTGTAACACCATCTTGTTCTGAGAAGAAAGTTGTGCTGTCTGAAGAATCATATACCAAAGATCCAGAGCGAGTTGGATCACCAAGAGCGTAGATATTCTCTTGTGTTGTTTTGTTTGTAATAATTAATAGTTGAGTTTCATCAACTTTCCCTGGAAATTTTACCGTGCCAGCATTTGCTGCTCCAGGTGTAAAAATGTATTTTTCAATAAGCTGACGAGCCATTTATGATCCTTTAGAATCCAAAAATAATTGCATAAGAAATATAATCTGCTTTAACAGATTGATCTAAGTTACTTAGCGATACAATACCATCTACAACTAGAGAGCCCATATTGTAAATATACTCAGCTGGTACATCAGTGACCAATCCAAGATCTTCTGATAAGGTTATAACAAGATCGGTTACTAATCCCAAATCAGATTCAGCGTTTGCAGCAAATACAGCAGAAGCAACTGCCTGGTCCGACTCAGCATTTACCCATACTGATCCATTATACTTAAGAACTTGGTCTGATGCAGGAGAACTAATCACAACATCAGTTAAACTGTCTAGATTTGACGCAGTATTTGTAATCCACTGAACACCTGTTCCAGTAGAAGCAAGAACTTGTCCATTTGTGCCTGCTCCACCACCAGCTGTTAGAGTGCCAGTTAGCGTGAGATTATTCGCAGTCGCACTATTAATAGTGGGACTAGTAAGAGTTTTATTTGTAAGGGTTTGTGTGCCTGTTAATGTGGCGACAGATAAAATTGATTCTGTGCCAGAAACAGACTTTTTAAAGAATAGATTACCATCGTATGTGTTAATTGCAAGTTCACCC